CATAGGGTCCTGTACCCCCTGCTGTTGAGCCATAGCCATTGACTGCTCTTCAGCCTGTATCTTTACATGCTCCATAATGTGCTTTTGTAGCGACATTGCTACGGGGGGCATCTGCATAGCCATTGGCGTAGAACCAAAAACCATATGTGCCATAATATGGCTCTGATGATCCTGTCCCTGAAATGCCTTCAATTCTGCCATATCAAGAGCGTTAATGTTTTCCTGTGCGGGATCTAACGGCTTATCTTCCGTCTGTGGAACCTGCTTTAATAGCCTATCCACATCCTTTACACCGAGTGCCTCATACATATCGTGGTACACTTCGTACATATTATGCAGTTCTGGGGCCGCTCCCGCCAACTGTAGCTTGGTTTGTGCCAGTGCAATACGCTGTGCCTGACTAAATACGTTCGGGTTTGATACAGGTAATACATCCACCCTATCATCAAAATCCTCTGTTTTTACCGCAGAATCCACTCCTTCTATAGAATAGGGGTAGATTGGGGGCAAACTTTCACTCATTACCTTCGCCAAAAGCTTAAATTCCATCCGCATAGCGTAATGTAGGCGCTTATGCACCGCGGACATGACCCGTGAGCCCTGTTCCAAGAGCGCAATAGTTGTTCCTACCGCCGCTTGCTGATTTCCGTCGCCCACTTTCATGTCTGTAATGGTCGCGAACCTCTGTCCTGCCTCCACTACGAAGCCCAATAGCTGAAATAGCGTCTGATCTGGACCTTTAAACGGCAGCGGCATAAGGCTGTCACGAATAGCCCCTCCGGGAGCGTCCACATCGCGGAACTCACCGGGCTGAAGCGGGTCATCGTCGTCTCGGATACGCAATCCGCGGGCCTTGAAGCCCGCTGGGAGATTGGATAACGTTCCTGCGTCAATTAACTGCCTCAGTGCCGCCGTGGCGGTTCGTGACAACCCGCCAATCGTATGAATCAGACCTAAACCATAGAACCCAAACCCCGGAAGAAACTTATAATGCACAAAATATTGTATTTTACGCATATTATCATCTTCTTCTCTGTAGTTTCTGCGAATAGATAGGATTTGTCCGTTATCTTGCGATATCGTTACAACATAAGGGATCTTAATTCCTGTTGGTTCGCCTTCTTCGTCCTTGTCCTCGTACCCTTCGAGGTCTAAATCAACGTGACACTCTAAAATTGTGCAGTCGTAATCTATTTGTGAGGCGCTAACGCCATCAATTCGCTCTAATTCCGTAGAAATCGAGGTAGAATCACCCTGTGCAGGGATAACAGGCATGTCAAGATAAAATCCCGACACCTGTTTTTTGCGTAAATCGTTCAAAGACATGCGAATCACTTGAGAAATGTTCGGACAAGTCTCCAAATCGGAAGTTTCGTATGGAACAACAAGGTTTTCTGCGGGTACAAACTTAGATACAGCCCGTCCCAACGTCTCGTCAAAGTAAACCTTCTTAAATGTCGATCCCGCAAGAGGTAAATAGAACAACATCTGGTCTAATTCAGGCGTATATTCCTCCATCACACCTGTAACATAGTAATTCATAAACTGACTGACACGCTGTGCCTGTGCCGTCTTGTCTGGAGTTTCTGATCCGAGGACCACGGCCCGTACTGGACCGCCCGCGGGCAACAATTCGTTAAACGCCTGTGCCTGAAACTGTGTGGCCGCTTCTGCCAATATCGGGTGTGTCACACCGCTCGCTCCTCGGAAAGGTTCCGAACGCTCATTGTAGTTAAATCCCAGTAATTCAAGGCCATTGGCGTAGGCATCTTCCCATTCCTGACGACTTGCCTTGTTCGCATCGAACTCTGACGAAAGTTCCGAGGCTATTCGCCCAAGTTCCCTGTCTGGCATTTCTTCGGCCAAGTTGGCATAGAAATCATCGTTCATGCCCCGTTGGTCTTGTGGATCGAAGTCCACCTCAACGCCACCGTCTTCCTCCATCGTTATTTCAATTTCAGGTGTTTCCATGCCTTCGGTAATCGAAACGATGTCCGCGTCCATCGAGCCGGGGATCTCAAGTTCTATCTCAGCCTTTAAATCTTCTTCATCCAGTTGCGACGGTACACGGTCTACCTGCCCCGCATAGGGTTGTCTTTCTTCTGCCATAAGGATCTCCTTTGACTACAAGTCATTTCTTTTTCTTTGGCGTCTCAGCGTAGAGGTTATCAAATATTTGATTAACATCCAAGACATAATCTAAATTAGACTTGGAATAGTGAATATGTTGCGAGGGCAAAAAGTCTGGGGCCCCTTGCCCTGTTTCAAACCAAGCGGGATGCGTAACGCGGACCCTGTTGTTGGGTAACGCCACAATGTTTCCTGTCCACTCGCCCGCATCAAGCAGTTCCAAAACATGGCTCTGCTTGTGCTGGGCAGGGTCATCAGCAATCTCGCTCTCTGTGTAATCGACTGTAAAGTAATATTTTGCGGGATAAAAGTTACCGTCGATTTTTGCGACCCAAGGGCAGGGAGTTGCCCTATCGAGAACGTAGACTGCGTGATAATGCGAAGGGCAGTCCCAAGGTTGGACCTGATGCGTGAGCATCGGTTTGGGCCACTCGGCAAATGGTGTATCGGCAACCAACGCCGTAATCGGCATTCGCGCCCACATTGCCCCTCCGTGTACGTTTGGCTGATCGTCGTCGTCCGTCTCACAACCTGTAAATATCATTTGAAAGCTCAAGCACCTGTTGGGCATTGTCGTTACCGCAACACACATCGCATGTATAAAATCACCCTGATATTTTAGATGATTACATGTGTACTCTCTTCTCACCCAACATTTGAAGTGAGGGATGTTACTCTGTAAGTAGGGCAAGTTACTTTACTTTACCGCCCTTTTTCATGCCTTTAGGTTTAACCTTACCGCCTTTAGCCATGCCTTTGGACTTCATCATGCCCCCGACAAGACTTGCAGAATACTGCTCCATAGTCATTGGCATTCCAGCGGCTCCGCCACCGGCCATCTTCTGAACAGGTCCGCCCTTCTTGTACATCTTCTTCTTCATGCCGACCTTGCCACCTTTTTGATACATTTTCTTCTTCATCATTTTTATGGGTCCCTTATAAAAATATCGACTCAGCTTACCATAGGTCGTTGGGGTTTGGCAATGAATTGTTCAAAAGCGGATATGCCCCGTGGTCCGCGGAACATGTTCTTTGCTATGTGTTCCATTCCCGCTATTCCGCCGTGAGCTTTTTTCTCCAAAGGCAAATTTAGCTGTTCGGGCGGTTTTGTTTTTAAATAATAAATAATTTGTTTTAATTCTTCTCTATCTATCGGAACATCCTCTAGATTACCCGCCCTTCTTACCGCAGCCTCCACAGGTATATCAGGATCTAATAAAGGTTGTATTCTTTTATTATTTTTACCTATAAAGTCGTAGGCTTTTTTCTGAGCGCTATCTAATTCAAGCGGAACAAAGTCCTCGCCTCCTGAGACCATTTGTTTAATAATGTCAGTATTTATTGGCTCTGTGTTAAATGGACTTTTAGATTCGTTAGGAACGTTTATGTTTGGTCTTTTTAAAGATCTTGTATCTGTGTCTAAATCGTCAAGAAAACTAAATGGTTTGTGGCGTCCTCTTTCTTCCAAGACTTTAACAATCTTTTCAACGGTATCGGGACGGGTTAAAGCATTACCTGTCCCGATACGACTGTTAGGTTCAAAATAAAGCATCTGATTTATTCTATCTAACTCTGCGTCGGATAATTTTCTTAAATCATCTATAGACGCATCTGCTATAGCATCCTTTATTTCTTTAAGCTGTTCAAAAGCTTCCTCGCTTTGTCTTTCAAGAAGCACGGAACCTTCGTCTCCTTTTGTTTTACCCTTAAAATCTAATTGTCGCATAAATGCTTCCGTAGCTTGATTAGCAAGTTCAAATGCTTTTGATTCGAGGCCCGCGGACGCTTTGATGTTTCCCTTCAATATATCTACACTAGACTTTATCGCTTTTTTGGGAAGGATATCTGGAATAGAACGAGCTACGGGTAATGACGCAATGCCCAACAGAAGGTTCCTTCGGGTTGGATCTACACCTTGCTTGGCCCCTTTAATGCCCGCTTCTACAACATCTCCCGTTGCACCCAAAGGCATAAACAATTCCGTAAGGGCCTCTTTAAGTGGTCGTGCCGTGCGAGACAAACCATACGCCACAGGAAAAGCGGCTGTTTCTAAGGTTCCGAGTAACGCATCCCTACCCGCACCATAATCCACACCCGGCTCGTCGTCAGTGAGGCTCCCAAAGAATTTTCCACTACTTCCCTGCGCCTCTCGTAAAAGCTCAACAGGATTAAGATATTTCTGAACCCCTCTTGCTAAAGGTCTTAATGGAGGTGGAATGTAGTATTCTAGACCAAATTATATTCTCGTCTGTTAATAATACGCTCGCATTCTAACAGAACTTTTGCCATCT